GGCCTCGGTCGCGTAGTCGATGGCGTTTCGGCCGACCAAGCCAGCCGCTTCGAGCGTCTGTCGCGCGCCGATCGTCGCCAACGGCAACAAACCAAGCTGCGCAAGCCGTCCCAGCTGCACAGGCACGTTCGGGAGGATGTAGCCATAGGTGAAGCGGCTTTGAGAGTCGCGACGGCCGATGCTGGCTGCGTGCTCGATCGCATCCTGTAGGTAGGCGCCGGTCGCGCCTCGAGCTCGAACCGGTACGCTATCGATGGCGGTGAACAAGCCATCGGCTACGCCCTCTGACAATGCACGCTCCACTTCTCCAGCCGTCGGGTCGACCAGAGCAATGCGTGTCGAGGGCGCGCCGGTGGTGAGCTCAGGAACCGGGAGTGTGCGAACCGCACCGGGCTGCGGGAACCGCTGGATGATGTCCTGCAGCGTCTGGCCGGGAGCCAGGTCGACGGCCGCCTGCGCAGCGTAGATGTCCCGCGCTTCGGCGCTCAGAGCCTTCTTCAAGCCCTGCTCATGGATGACCTTCAAGAAGGCCGCGCGGAAGTCGGGGGCCTTGCCCGTCACGATGCCCTGCGCTTCAAGTAGCCTGTCGAGAGCGCGGACTTGCCCGATGGTTGGGTAGGCCTCGAGGTCCACAAGTTGCGCCGCGCGCTCCTTCGCAGCGTCCTTGCGGGCGCCGTACATCGTTTCGAAGAGCGCTTCCCATGCCTGGGCCGGTGGAGTGCGAGCAGCAACGGATCGGCTGAGCTCTCCGGCCATCAGCTCATCGAGAGCGCCGTCAACGCTGCCTGTGCGCTTCGTGGCGTCGGTGAGCTTTGCTTTGAGGTCGCGCAGCGAGCTGATGCCCTTCGCCTGAATCTCACGCGCCGTCCGCGCTGCAGCGAGGGTTCCCCGATCCAGCGGGACGAACGGCGCCAGAGCACGCAGCTTGCGCGCTGTGAGGCCGTTGAAGACAGACTCCGTCCCGTCGAACCAGACCTGCGCACGAGTCAAGTCTGCGGATCGGCGAGCCATGGGGCCGAGCTGGTCCAAGAACTTGGTCTCCCATGCCGCTTGTGCTTGGCGCCGCGCCGCCGCTGGCACATCAGACCAAGTCGCATACCGGGCAAGCTCTGGCAGAGCTTCGCCGGGCGGACGTTGGTCGAAGCTGCGCGCGAAGGCCTCGGCCTCGTTGGCGGCTACGCCTCGAGCGCGGGCCGACTGTCGCAGCGCGATGACCGCCTCTTTGCGAATGGCGTCGACGTCGGCCGGGGCGCGCGCAGCCAAGCTGTACAGCTTCGTCTGCACTGGGCCCGCGGCCTGGGCTGCCTCTTGCCGCAATGCGGCCGCAACCTCATCGGGAGTGCGCACGAATGTCGCGCGCCGATGCGCTGCGAGACGCTGCGAGGCCTCTTGCGCCATGTCGCGCGGGACGCCGATCGTGTCGCTGATCATCACGTAGTCGCTTGGCGTGTTGGCTCTCGTGAGCGACACGACGCGCGCCTTGTCCGCATCATCAAGGCCGGCCTCATCGGCTACCCGTGCGACATCGCTCGGGAAGTTGACCGAGCCGAGCTTGTCGACGAACGCTTGCTGCTTCGCCTCATCCACAACCGCCAGTTTTGCGGCCTTGCGGGCTACGGCCTGCACAACCGAGGGCGACACGTTCGCCGCTGCTTGGTCTGCGGCCTCAAGCGCACGCTGCTCAAGCTGTGCCGCTCTGGCCTCGAGCGCGGGAAGACGAGCCCGTGCCGGGTTGGTCTCTGCGAGACCGCGAACCAAGTCACGGCTACGCGCTGCAGCTTGCGCTGCCTTCTGCGCAGCTTGTGCTTCCTTGAGCCGTTCCGCCTTGGCGAAGGCGCGCGCGATGTCGGCGACGTAGCCGATGCCGCCAAGCAGCTCGGGGCCAGCCGGGAGGATGACTTCGGGGACCAAGCCTGCGATGAACGCAGCATCGGGGTCGCCGGTCACCCGTGCGTAGTAGTCCCGCACTGCGGGGGTATCCGCCCATTCGTCGCCCAGGGTGCGACCTTTCGCAAGGTTCTCGGTGATGCGCCGCGCTTCAAACTCCAGAAACGCTTGCGGCTCCTCGAGCGGATCGGGTGCCTCGACATCAGTCACGCGGCGCCGGCCTTCGGGGTCATACGCGGTGACTTTGCGAGTCTGCCGCTGGGTGGCAACGCCAGGCAACGGGACCGCCAGCTGCGGAATCGCAGCGATCGCGTTGGTGATCGTCGTTCTGGTCTCAGGGGCTGCGCCGATCGCATCTGCGTAGGCGGTCGCCGCTTGCTCCAGCGCTTGCGTCGGGAACAGGACTTCTGGCAAGCCGATGCGTTCGCGCAGCTTTGCGATCTCAAAGCCGAGGTCATCGGGGTTGCGGGGCAGTCCGCGTTCGTCAACCTCGTAGCCAAGGCCTCGGAAGTAGCCTTCTGCGGCCGCAACACTCACCCAACCGAGAGCAGAACGCAGCGCAGCGCCTAACGGGTTCTCCACAACGCCCGCGCCTTGCTGTTCCTTGGTCAGAACGCCACTCACAAGCGGGCCAACGTACCGATCGAACACCGGAACGTCCTCACCGGCTTCAATGCGACGGTCAATCTCTCGCTGTTGCTCGCCCCGAACCCGCTCTTCTTCGCGGAAGCGCTCTTCACTGACTTCGGTCTGCAGCTGGAAGGCCTCTGCAAGCTCTTCACGTACCGTTGGGCGCCGAAGCTTGCCCGTCTGAGGGTCGCGGTAGAAGCGCGCAGCCTCTGGCGCTGGAAGCTTCTCGACATCGAGCGGAGCGGGGAGGCCCTCGACAGGAACCAACGCCTCCGCTTCACGCCGCGCCAGCTCTTCAGAGCTCAAGACGCCAGTGCCTTCGACCGGTGCAACCAAGACGCCAGGGGCCTCGACAACGCGAGATGCTCGGCTGAATGGCGCCGCTGTTCCGGGCTCCATCGGACGTGCTTCGCCCGCGACAACGAGCCGTTCACGTTGGCGCTCAAGCTGCTCACGAGCAAGGCGGGCCGCTTCCTGCTCTTGCTTGAGCGGATCGCCAACGATGAACGGTCCACGCGCTTCGATCTGCTCACGCGCAGCTTGCTCCGCTGCCTGCTCGATGCGGCGCTGCATCTCGCCTGTAGGGGCGAACGAAGGGAACGGCGCCGCCTGCGCTGTCAGGGGAGGCGTGGGCTGCATCTGCTGTGCAAGCTCGAGCAGCTCTTTCGCTTCGGCCTTGAGGCCCTTGGCGATGAGCTTCTCGGCTGCGTCGAGCATCTCGGCTTGTGTGCTCATTGGTTGGCGCGCTCCATCAAACGCTTGATCTTTTGATCAATCGTCTCGAACGGCGGGACTGTTGGTGCTGCTGGCGTCGGCGCTGCTGGAGCTTGCGGCGCCATCGACGGCGCAACCGTCGCAGGCCGAGCAGCAACAGGGGCTGCAGCCATCGGAGCACTAGCCGGAGGCCGGGGCTTAGGTCGACTTGCAGGCAATGGTGCTGCGCCACTAAGGACATTCGCGATGCTTTGCGCTGCGCGCGTGCCCTGCGCTGCGATGCCGGACGGTTGCCCCTTGAAGACGACATCGAAACCTCCCTCAGCCCGTGGGCGGTACTGGTAGTTCGCGTTCGTGGGGTCCTGCACAAGCCCTGCAGTCGCGCTTGGCTGCGCAGCCGTGCCAACGGTCGCCGCAACGCCTGGAAGCGCTCCTAAGCCTGCCTGCAGCGCTGCAGGGAGCACAGCGGGCGCCGCCTGCGGAGCGGGGGCCGCGTTGGTTGCAGCTGCCCTCGTTTCGAGCTCAGCCTTTTGTGCCTTGAGCCCCTCGATGCGAGCCTTTGCGGCTTCGGCCTTCTGGGCTTCGGTCTGTTTCGATGCTTGGGCCGCCTTGGCATCGGCTTCGAGCTTCGCCGGTGCTTGCTTCTCGCCGCCAAGCTCTCGGTAAGCGACGAGGAACGCCAGCGCATCGTCGATGCTCGCAGCGTTCAGGCTCTTGTCCTTTTCGAGCTGTTCGCGCAGCACGTTGATGTCGTATGCCGTCCCTGCCTGGTCATAGGCCCGTGCCAGGTTGACGGCTTTAGTCTGTGCAGCCGTGCCGGCCTGCAGCGGGCGCGCGTTGGTGCGTGCATCCTCAACAAGCCGATCGGCCTTGAGCAAGGTGTCATAAAGCGGCGTGTTCTGGTACTGCAGGTAGCGGTTCTTCCACTCGTCTGCGCTGCCTTTGCGTTCGACCTTGTAGCCCTGCGCCTCGAGCTCACGCCGAAGCACCTCAAGCGCCGGGTCATCGTAGGCAGCATCGAGGGCGCCGCGTTCGGCCTCGAGCTGGGCGATGCGCTTGCGGCTCGCCAGAATCTCTTCTTCGAAGTCGGCCCGCTGGTCGTTGCGGTAGGCCTGCTTGTTGCGGGCCTCGATGTAGATGTCGCGCGCATACGCATCGGCCTGCTTGATGTCGCCGGTCGAGCGAGCAACCTCGAGCGCAGCCTGCAGCGCATCTTCTTGCGTCGCGAACCCACTGGCGCGCAGCTTTTCGGCCGCGGCTTTGTCGCCAGCGCGCTCGAGCTCGTCTGCGGTCATGGCGCGACGTTCGACGATGGCGAGGCCGCCATAGCCTCCACGCACACCGGACGGGCCCGCGAAGGCGAACTGCTCAAGCGCTCGGCTCGCTGCAGCTTGCGCAGCCGTGTCCGCGCCTGCGCCGGTCGGGACCTTGCCCTTGGCGGTTCCCACTGCGCGCTGCAGGTTGGCAAGCACGCCGCCAAGATCTTGGCCTGTGCTGACGTACTTCTGCGCTTCAGAAGTGGCGAACGAGGCGATCGCCGCTGCTTTCTCTGGCGTCATCTCCGGATTGATGAGCGCCGTGGCCCGTCGCAGGATGCCTGGAGCATCGCCCCTTACGCTTGCGCTGGCCATGATGGCCGCACGCTCGTTCTTGCTCAGCGTGGTCGCCTCAACGCGCGCCGCGCGACTGCCCGCTGCGATGCTTGCCCGCTGCGCAGCTGCATCGCCGACCTGTTGCAGCACGGCCTGAACCGCAGCCAGGTCGACGGGCGGCACCGCGAAGACTTGCTGCAGGCTGGTCAGGTTGGCGCGCTCGTTTTGCACCAAACTATCGAGGTAGGTCAGTCGCTGTTGCTCGTTCTCGACTTCGGCCTCGAACCGCTTGAGGCGGTTGACCGCAGCGAGCTCCCGCGCATAGCGCTCGTAGTAGTCTTCGCGTTTAGGCATGCCTACCTCCTGGGCGCGGGGATGAGGCCGCCGCCGGTGACGCCGCCGGATGCTTGTAGACGAAGAATCGCCTCATCGACTGCGAACTGTTGCGCACGAAGCTGCGCCGCCGCTTGAGCGCGCTGCTCTTGAATCTGTGCCGCCTGCAAGCCGACGTCGGCCGCGCCTGCAAGCCCTCCGGTGACGGCTTGCATGATGCCTTGAGCTCGTTGAGCCTCGGCCAAGCGTTGCTGATTGCGCATCGCTTCGATGCGTGCCGCTTCGGCTGCAGCCGCTTCGCGCTCAGCCTGGGCGAGCACTTGCCCTTGCTGCACACGCATGCCCGTCTGTGCGCCTGCCCGCGCTTGCTCCTGCAGGAACAGCTCACGACCGCTCACGCCACCGCCGCGGGCGGCCGCTTGCTGCAGGCCTTGCGCTTGCAGCTCTCGTGTTGCGCCGGCTTGTTCTTGCAGAAACCTCGCCTCGAGGGCGCCGCGCTGCTCTTCGCTTAGACCGAGCTCGCCTCGCCGTTGCCGTGCCTCGAGGTCTGCCAGCTGCGCTTGCTCCGCATCGGAGAGCATCATCTTCTTGGCTGCGCGCGCCGTTCCAACGCCTTGCGCGATGCCCGCTGCAGCCTTTGCCGCGCCTGCGCCGATAAGCAACGCCGTTCCGATCGCCATGGTTCACCTCAGAGGTAGAAGCCTTCGACTGCTACGCCCCAGTTCACGACGCCGACCCGGTCGACCTGCGAGTGCGTTGCCAAGCCGAAGGTAACAACGCCAGCCGTGGTCTCGTGTGCGATGCAGCCCTGCTTCGCATCGTACCCGCCGTTCTGGGTAAAGGTTTCATCGGCTCCGATGGGGTAGCCGCCACCAAGGCCAAGGCCGCCATTCCGCGTTTCTTGCGCGCGGTCGCGGTAGCCGGTGAAAGCCGTCGGCAAGGCGCCGATCCACGGAGTGAGCCAGACAAGGCGCTCAGCGGTGGCGACCTGGTAGGCCGCTGTCGACACATCGGGTCCGGCCTCCCACTCCCACCAGTAGTGAAACAGGAACTTTGCAGCGCGACGCACATCAAGCTGAAAGGCCGCGTTGGGTAGCGCAACGAACGTGTTGGCGGCCGTTCGACCTTGTCCGGTCAAAAACTTCGTTGCGAACGTCAAGCGGATGTCCATGCCGCCGGCGCTCTGCCCGCCCTGGTAGCCGCTCACTCCGTGCTGCAGGCCTTGGTAGGGCAGCAACTCCGGGGGTTGCAGGTGCCTGGTCTGAATCCACTTACTTGCCTCGAGGTCGCCGACAACCACCCCGTTGTGCAGGTAGACGCGCAAGGCCTCGAAGTTGCCCTCGAGCGCAGCGCTCGTGAGCGTAGTGTTGGCGACGAAGACGTTTGGAGCGACGAAGGCCATCACTTCACCCGCATGAGCATTGCGTTGAGGCCGCCCGCGTTGTGGTCCAGCGAGCACGCCCCCTTCGCGTTCAGCGCATCGTCGCGAACCAGCCAATCTTGACCGGCGTTGTTCCAGCTGTGCAGCATGCCGGTAAACACGACACGCAAGCCATACACGACAACCGAGGCGACCGGACTGCCTTGCCTGTGCCAGTCGCCGCTAATGCCCTGCCAGCCGACCTTGACTTCATTGCGTCCCGGCATGTTGCCGTTGCTTGGAGCTGAGGCTGTTTCGTTGAAGGCCGCAACCGATGTTGTGGCGCCACACGTTGACAGCGGGTTGCCGAGCTTCGTCGCGCTTGGGTCTGCGCTGTTGAAGTCGCCCTGACCAGGCACGTTCACGAAGTTTGCAAGCGCTACGCTCGTGACGTCCCATTGCAGCCAGAAGGCCCAACAAGTGACGTTGGTCGCGACGTTGACGACAGCGCCAGCCCCGATGTCCCAGTCGCTGATGGTGCCCTGCCAAGGCCGCGCACCCGTGTAGACCGGACGCACACTGAGGTCCCAGTAGACGCGTAGCACACTGTCGGCATCGAGCGTCCAGCCTGTGCCGAGAGCGAGGGGGGTCGCGACGCCTGCAGCGTTGCGCACAAGGAACGGAGGCTGCGCGCCTGCTACAGCTGTGTCGCTGTTGAACGCTCCGTGCTTCCAGTCGGGCCGGCCGATCGTGCCTGTCGCCATCTGCGGCGCCATGAAGCGCGCTGGCGTGAAGTGTGGCAGGTCAATCGCTGCATCTCGCGTGTTGAACGCATTGAGTGCGCCAGCCTGCGAATAGTCGTTGAATCGATTGTTGAGGTTGGCTGCGGTGACGCTGTCGCCGTCTTGAACCGGAGCTCGTGTGATGCGGCTCATCGCCACCTCCCGATCGCCAGATAGCGGCCGGCGTAGATGTGGGCCTGCATCAGATGACCGCCGGCCAACGTCACAAGCGCAGCATCTTCGCTCGCCTCGGTGAGCTTGAACTGCAGGTTCACTGTCAGGTCGCCAGCTGGTAGCTGCAACGAGCCGAAGACTCGGCACCGACCATGCGAGGCCTTGCCGCGCCGTTCGGCAAGCGTGATGCCGTTGACCAGGATGCGCAACCGCACGAAGGCCGGGGAGCCTGGGTAGCCGTCATTGACGCCGCGCGCGAAGATGTTGTTGGCGTAGGTGTTGCACCCGTACTCCATGTACAAGCTTCCACCCTTGAAGCCTGCGAGCGAGATGGCCGGGCCGATGCTGGTCCAGTCGCCAAGGTGCACCTGAATCGTGCTGCTGATCCACGAGTTGTTGGGAACGCTCGTGTCTTGGTCTGCGATCTGCTCACCTCCTCGAGACAGCGGGTACAGCGGGTCTTGGTACACCCGGTGCAGCGCGTAGTCCTCGAGGCGTGCAGCGTCGCACCAGTCGGGCGGCATCTGCGACCGGTCAAGGGTGGTGATGCTGCTCTGACTGACAGCGAGCTCGTCGTTGATCGTGTCCGGGGCGATGACGCTGCGCGCGACCGCTTGCCGGGTTGTCCAGTGCTTCATGCGCGCACTCCCATCACGACTTGCGTGCCCTTGCTCGTGAAGCCGTACTCCCAGCCCACGAGGATGAGATCTTCTTGCGTCTCGAGCTCGAAGCAGAACCAGCTGCAGCCTTGATGCGCGACCGAGAAGCGCAGCGGAACCAAGCGCTCGTCTCGATACGTCGCCTGGCTCAACACGGACTTGTCGAGCGTAGCAAGCGAGGCAGCGTCTGGCGGTTGTGCGAAGTAGGTCCGCTCTTCGACGGCCTGCAGGCTGAAGTCCTTGTAGTGCCGCATCGTGATCTTCTGGTTGCCCGTGGTGAGCATCCAGATCGTGACGTAGGCGACCTGCTTCTGTGTTTGAGGGTCGCCGAACGCGGACCAAGCCGACCGGTAGATGCTCGTAGGCGTCGGCCCATCCTTGAGCACATCGTCAACAAGAACGCGACCGAGCGCACGCTTGCCGCTCATCACGAAAAGCCCGCGCTCGCTCTCTGGCGCCGTGTCTTGGTTGCCCGTGTGATGCCCGAAGACGATCGCGCCGCCGAAGAAGGTGCTCACAGCCCCGACTGGGAAGCCCTTGCGGGTCGACCAAGGCGACGCATCGGGCGCGGCCTGCAACCGATCCACGTGCAGGATGAACCC